GCTTGCTGTAACAGGTATCTTATACCCGTATGGCTCATAAGATGTAGCGGTTGTGCCTTCTTCCAACTGTACATTCTGCACGTCATCAACAGTTGCTGCTACATTGTCATTATAATAAAAGCAAAAAGCTACATACTTAGTATTGCTCTGCGTAGTAAACGATGAACCACTTTTTTGACCGCTAACTCTACTAACTAACCCATACGCCTCATCATATTGAGCTATAATTAAGTTCTTTAAAGTCGTAACCGAGAATGACATTGTATAATTTGTATTTGGCTCAACTGCAATATAATTAGTTCTTAAACGACCTGAGGGTGAACTCAAATTTTGTAATACGCCGCTTTTGTCAATTTGTCCGTTTAAAATAGGGCTATCTAACAAATTCTTAGTCTTAACCCCAACCCCTTGCACCTCAATCGGTGTATCAGGCGTCGGCGTCCCGTCCTGCTTTGCATTACCCCAAACCTTGTAATTAAGCAAAGTACCAGCGGTCTTAATCCCTTCCATTACAAGCGGATAGCCGTAAGATTCTATGAACTGCCGGATAGTAGTAAAAGCCCCTAAGAATAATTTCCCAAAACTTAATGGAGCTTTACATTCCGGAGTTTTGCCTAACATGAATTTTTTATTGAACTGTATTGTCATTATAACTCCTTAATTCTTTAACTACCTGCCTACCTTTATAATACCTTAGCTTCGATTTGACCCATTTGCCGAACTCGTCATAAAGGCTTTGTAACTTATACCAGCCTTCATCACGGATTAACAGCTTACTGCCGTTGTCGAGTTCTACACTACTCCGCGTCATCTTACCCAGCTGGCTCTGCTTCCACTTCATCTGGAAGGTTTGATTTTGTACCGGTTGTATCTTCATCCTCTACTCCTTTTATTTCTCAACCTCTACACCAACGGCTACTGCGAACAGTGGGGGTATGCTAGTGGTCTGGGTGTTGTAACACTACTGCAACGTTATGCCAATGCAGATTATTCAATTATTGGAATAAAAAACCGAGGGCAAGCTACAAGCTATCCTTTGAGCATATTAAATGTTACTGCAACCTCTTTCCAATTAATGTCCAATGGTGATAACAGTCCATGCTACTGGGTTACTCGTGGTTATGTAACGTAGCCACGAGCAATCCAGTAAGCACCAAAACCGCCTAAGTTCATAGCGTGAAAACCGTTAACATCCCAAGCTCTAAGAGCCATTTGACCTGTATAACGAGTATGGTTTTCAGTAGTGGCTATAGAATAGCCGATATTAAAATTATCACCAGAAAAAGGTAGTAAGAAATTATAATAGGTATCTGAACCAGCGCCACTGTTGATATACCCCCACTGTTCGCAGTAGCCGTTGGTGTAGAGGTTGAAGCCACTTTTGCCGTTACGGTAAGGATATATAATTTGTGGCATTTCAACCCAGTTGCTACCGTCTTTCCTTAATAGTCTTATTCTATGAAAACCGTCAGTTTGTTCAACACCACCAATAATTGCCACGTTCTCGTCATTCGCATTTCTAAATACAATGTTTGAATATGTCGTAGCACCAAAGTCAGACGCTTTTTTTTGATAAATAACTAAAGGTGTAGTTGAATTGTCAGTTGCCGAAATTCTAGGAATGTCGTTAATCTTCAATGAGCCAGTCATAGTATCGCCAGACTTGCTAACCTTACCAACAATTTGTTCTTGCTGTCTTGCAATGTTTATTAAATCTGGGTTTTGTAAGGTATCACCAACGTAATAGTAGAGCGGTATTTTATTCCACTGTCCTTCAGCCAATTGACCTTCCAAGGAATACATAAAAACACCAGTACCAGATAAATTTAGTCGGGAAGCAAAGCCTACAGTAAAACTTGTGGTACTTCTATTTAGCTTGTATTGTGTTAAATCCCAAGTATTACCGGCGTCATTTGCAGTAGACACTTTGACTACATAATTAGCATTCGCCATTGTCCGTTCGATTTGAATTGTTGTTTGGTCAACTGTATTGGCTGTAAGCATTGGAATTACACCTGTTCCCTGCTGAGTGTACCAACCGTCATTATAAATGAGGTATGTTAAATCATCAGAAATAAACTTTTTAACAATGGCTCTTTGACCATTAGTTAAAGGCAATCTAAAAGTCTGATTGGCTGTGTCGATTACCCAATCGTAATCAGTAATATCTGTGGCAGTCGAAGCTTTAAAATCGTTTGCGCCACTATTTAGTTTAGCTAAAGCCCACTCATACACGCCGTTATAAACTGTGCCAGGATTCCATTGACCTTCTGATTTAAGCCAAGAAAGGTTGTCCATTTCACCTTTATAATATTGGCTCACACCATAAGAATAAACGTTGTTAACTTGGTAGTTATTAATAGGTCGTTCAGCTTCTTCTACACCAGAATTTACACAGATTACATAAGGATATTGTATTGCCTCTTGTTGTACCGGTACATTGTCTTGGTAAGTAGAAGATGAATTAGAAGCATTGAAATTCATAAATGCTTCTCTAGCCCAAGAATTTACTGTTATAGTGCTTGGTACTGCTTTCAAACAATAGCCTGTTGAGCTGTTAAAAGCACCTGAACGACGTATATTATTTATATCTGTATCGTCTGCGTTAGATATTATTGCGGCGTCTCTAAAAGAACCTGTGATATTCGGCAGGCTTTCACTCTTGATAACGCTACAAGAAGCTAAATCATTTAGTCCTTGCTCATTTATAATCAAAGGCAATCTAATTGTGCCGGCATCCTTATCTCTTACATATTTACCACATTGACTAAACTTGGAAGCAGATTTGATTGCTTGCCATTCAGTTTCTGTGCAGAAAATGCTGGTATTACCAAGCTTTTCTTGCTTGTCTAAGAATGCTGTCAAACCTTTTATACTGTCATCTTCCGCAATAACCTGTCCATTTGGATATCTAAAAATATTCTCACTCTCATCTATCCAACCGGTAACTTTGTACAAGAAGCCCGGAAAAAGTCCGCTAACTCCAGATTTTGATTTGATATACTCCGCCAAATCTGTCTGGTC